TGATTGCCATGCTTCCAAACCATTTTCTGTAATGTATTCTATTTGTTTAGCTGTACTTCCATATTCTTTTTGTCTGTTAGCTACAGCGATTGCATTGTTTTCTAAAGTTTCTGCTTGAGACGATAAGGCGTCTAGTTGTGCGTCTGTAGGTTTTGCTTTTTCGGAAGTTATGTTCCACTCTTTGATGTATGCACCTTGACCATCATCTTGAAGTTTTATTTCTGATGTAAAGTCTGGTGTTCTACCTAAGTATGCTATTATTTTTTTATCTATCATGTTATTATTTTAAATCCTCCAAAATAGCTAACATCTTGACCACCAGCAAATATTCTAGTTCCTGTGCCACATTTAAGATAACCATAAACTTCTGCGTAATCAGAACTACCATTCATATCCATGACATTAGAAGATGTTACTACAAATTTTCTACCATCACTATCAGTTCTAAAATCAAATAGCATACCAGAAAAATCTACTCCATTTCTTCTAATTTTTAGTTGCACCATATCTATATTATTATCATTAGCTCCAGTTTCAGGTTTAATAGCAGAATAAATATAATATTTTCCTGCAACACTTGGCGTAAAACGATAGTTACTTGAATTATCATAGTCGTTGTTAGTATCAAATTGTTCAGTATTAAATTGAACTTTAGTCCAAGTAGAGTCTGATATACTTTGGCTACTACTTAAATATGCTTGAAATGCTGACTTATTATCTCCACCTACAGTAGCACTACCACCTAAAGAAACTGCCGAGCCATTTAATGTTATGTTAGAGTTAGCGAGTTTAGAATTTGCAATACTACCAGCTAACATATCGTTAGTAACCGCACCTGTTCCAGGTGTTTGTGTAGCTACTGCTTTTCCTAAATATGCTACTTCAACAATATCACTGGAAACTAAAGTTGCTCCAAGAGTTATACGTGTAGAAGATGTAAGAGTAAGATTTGTACTATCTTGTTTGACAAAGTTTACCCATACGATGACATCTGCCAATGAAGCTATACTTTGACTTAAATCTACGTAAGCAGTTGTTATACCTGTGTATCTATCTTTGGCATTACTAATAAAGCCACTTTTAGGAGGTGAACCTAAATAAGGCATATTATGATACGTCTGTTAATAGTGATACAATTACGTCTGCCGTTCCACTATCTTTCTTTACTTTTACTGATCCACCACTAGGAATAACAATCTTCCCTGAAACACATTCAAGTGAAGATCCAGTTGGTACAGGTGCATTTTTAATAATGTATCTATCGTTAGATCCATCATTTAATACAGCATCTACATTTATAGAAGTTGTACCTGTATTAGAAATAAGTAAACCAATAATGATTTGTTTGTTTGATGTTGTTGAGACAACAGTAGTCAAGTTGTTATTTGCTAGTGTAGCGTCTGCTTGTGAAAAATTATTTGCCATGCTTTTGTCTTACATTTCTCCTTATATTTGGTCGTCCCTAACCAAGAGCAATTGCCATTACCACGCTATTATCTGCTATGGTTGTTGATTGACCTAGTTGAACTAATGAACCATTTATTGTTATACCCTGATTGGCTAGTTGAGTGTTTGGTATGATTGGTAATCTTGCTATATTTACTGTGCCTGATGTTATTGCAGAACCAGCAAAAGACGCTAGATTAAATGTACCATAAGCAACAATATCTATAATATCACCTACAGGCACAGTTTGTGCAAAAACAAGAGATGTGCCAGAAGTAACAGTTACATCAACACCATTTACTTGTTTGACACCATTTCGATAGACATCGATGAAACCTGCATCATAAGCTAGTGATACTCCATTATCATCATTACCAGAAAAAGTTGTTGCTCCGTTTGGTGCAGGAGACGTGTATTGAAATCTAGCTGCTGTACCATTAACTGTTGATCCAGCAGCAGCCCAACCAGAAGACTTATAAACTTTTAATTCGTTAGCAGTGGTATCAAAATATAAATCACCAACATCTAAACTAGAAGAAGGAGCTGATGAAGCAATACGATATCTTTCAGCAAAGCTGTTTACTCCAGCAATATTTGTACCAACTGTATTTACATTAGCTATTGAGTTACCAACATTATTTACATTTGCTATTGCATTACCAACTGCATCTACATTTGTTATAGCATTAGCCACTGTATCTATTTCACTTGATGATTCTGCTAAGTCACTAGCTACTGCTTGTATTTCTGTTAATTTGTTTTCTACCGCAGCTACATCACTAGATATATTTGCTACGCTTGTTATATCACTAGAAATACCTGCTAGAGTTGTTATGTTACTATTTTGACCAGCAACTGTATTTATGTTTGCTGAATTTGAATTTACAGCATTGATTGCTGTTTGTTCAGAAGACGTTGGCTTTACGTCTTCCCACGCAGATCCATTGTAAACTTTTAATCCTGATGAAGTATTAAAATATAAATCACCAGTATCTAAACCACTGCTAGGATCTGATGATGCAGCACCATGATATTGACCTTGAAATGTTGATAATGAACTTGCTGCAGAAGTTGCAGAACTTGCAGCGTTAGTAGCTTGAGTAGAAGCAGTAGAAGCTGAAGTCGCTGCATTAGATGCAGACGTGCTAGCTTCAGAAGCTTTTGTCGTTGCGGTTGTTGCGTGACCAGACGCTGTCGTTGCGGAGCTGGCTGAATTTGTTGCTTGAGTAGACGCTGTGGTTGCAGAGCTAGCTGCAGCTGTAGCTGAGTTAGCGGCAGCAGTCGCTGACGAAGCAGCATTGGATGCCTGTGTTGCAGCACCAGATACGTCTACAAGTTTAGTAGTATTAGATGAAGAATCTACAGCAGCATCATCTGCGAATGTAGTAGTTGCTGTGTTAGATGATAAACCTTGAACAATATATACATCACCATTTGATCTAGTTACTAAATCAAAATTTTTATATGTTGTTGATGAAGAAGAGTAGGTTCCTCTTATATTAAAAAAAGGAGTAACATTTATGAATGATGCTGAAGAGTCTCCTACTCTTACTTCTATACTTTTCGTAGAACTATTATAACGAAAAGTAAAATTTGTTGAATCAAATGCACCTGATGAATCAAAAATATCACCAAGCATATCACCAATTGTTCTTGATCCTCTTTCTGCATTTTCTAAATAAGTATCTAAATTATGTGTACCTGTCTTTGTAGACAGAAATCTTAACTGTTCACCACGTGGTTGCGTTTCAGCCATTATTCACTCCATCCCATTTTTTTCATAAATCTTACTACGTCACCTTTTGTAACTTTCTTTTTAAAATCACTAAGTGGTTGCTCAACTAAACCTTTAAATATAACTGGTATTGTTTCTTTTAGATCTTCTAACTTGTTATGTAATGCAGCAACCTCTGCTGTTAATTCTAAAATCTTTTTTGTATTATCTTCTACAGTTTTAGTGTGCATAGATTTTATATATTCTCTTGTTTTAGGATCTACATTTTTTTCTAATACTTCTGGATTAGCAACTGTCTTAGCCATTATCTTCCTCCCATTTGTTGTGTTAATGGTATTAGATTACCAGCTTCAACTTCACGTTGTACATCTTCATTTGGTTGTACAGAAGCACCACGCATCTTTTCCATCAAAGACATTTGTTGTGATGGTGATGGACCTTGTGCTTGTTGTTCTTTAGATATTCTGAATTGATCTAAATCAGATATACCCATTGCACGTATTGCCTCTTCAGCAATTTTTGCTGTATTATATTCCATATTTAATCCAGTCTCTCCCATAACTTTTAACATGTTCATCCATGTCTCAGCATTTCTTGTTGGTTCAATAGGTAATGAACCATCAATAACTAAATAATCAATATCACCTTGTAAATCTTGTACACTGAAATCTATGTATCCATCGTCCACCATATCAGCTAATTGTGTAGGCATATTATATGGGTCCATTTTTATAGAACCATCATAAGCTAAAGCATCTTGTATATTTGCAATCATCATACGTACCATTGGTCGTACTGTGGTTGCTGACATTATACGAGCTAATCCACCTAATCGTTGTGAGCCTAACTGTGTTAGGCGAGCAATCTCTGTAGCTGTTCTAACTTCACCAGTAGGCATACCTTGTTGTGCATCTGATGCAGCAGACAGTCTTTGTTTTAGTTCACCTAGTTGACCAATATCATTCCAATGACCTCTAGTAACATCTGGTACTTGTGCTATGAAAACACCATCGCCTGGTTTTGTACCAGGTAATGTACGCACAATACCATAAGGATTTCTATCTACTAAATCAGGAACTGATACTTGTGTAGGATCAACAAATATTAAATTGTTTAGTGCTGCCTGTACGTTATCGATACGTGATCTTAACAACCACGTAGCGATATCATGTAGGGGTAACAATATATCGTACAGGCTTTGTCCATAAGTTTTATGTGAATCTTGAAACAATCCACCAAAAGCAAATGGTAACTGTTGACCATAAGGGTTAAGTTGAAATCTTATACATACTTGTTCATCAAGTATAGCAACAACTAAATATATAGTTTCTATTGATGGTATATTTATTTCTGCACCAGATAATTTTATCCATGCTTCATCTACCATTCTTGCATCTCCTAATGTGAAGAATGCTCCTTGTGTTGCATTGTTTTTTTGTAATGACTCTGCTGGATCTATAGATAAACCTCTACCTTTTTCTTGTTGGAATCTATGTGCATTCCAAGAATTTTTCATTGGTGATATAGTTCGTAGTCCAGGAAACATTTTTAATTTAGGATATAATCCAGATTGTACCAACGCATTGTATGACTGGAAGTCTGAACATACTACATATTGCATGTTTTCCCAATCACCCCATTGTACACGAGGATCTGGAAATACACGTCTTGGATCGAAGTTAACTATTTTTGATTGATTGTATTTACTATCCCAAACTATTTTTGTTGGTGCAAAACCATATCGTACAGAGTCCAAAAGCATTTGTGCCATTCTTGCTTCACCTGCTGTACGTCTCATGTGTTGATGTAAAACTCTTTCTAATACTGCAGCTACTTTTCTTGACTTACGATTTAATCCTTCCAACATAAACATTGGATTACGACCAGCTAATGCTGACATCAAATATGTCGTAACTGTGTCAGCTACTGCACGAGTATCTGCTATAACTGCTTTTTCTCTAAACTTTGTTGATGAAGGTTTGACATAAACATCGTGTGCCATGTCAGCTTCTCTCCAGTGATCATACCTATTTTTGATTTTGTCATGAGACATGTCAACCATAGCTTTGACATACTGTACTATCTTGCTTTCTTCTTCATCACTTAAATCAGCAGATATATCTTCGTAGTTTTGTAGTTTATTTATATGTCTAGATAAATCTACAACTACATTAGATTCAGAATCAATTTTGATGTCTCGGTAATTACCACCGATATAATTATTTGCTACCATAAAACTCCAAGAGTATTGTTACACATAGAAGAAAATCTATAAGTATGTCGTCCCTATTCTCCCCATCCATGCCAATCAGTTTTACCTAATTCAGATTGTAATGATCCATGAGATGTGATTGGTAACGTCTCTAATTCACCAGCATTGAATGACATACGTGATAGTTTATCTAAAGCTATTGTTAATGCATCTATCTGGTCATCATGTGAACCATTAGGAAATCCAACAGATTCCTCTAAAAAATCATCTAACCAATTAGCCGTCTTCTTTAGAAATACTCTACCACCTTCTATTAAGTCTGTGATTGCTGCTACACGAGATACTTTATCTACAGATACTTTATACGGTATAACTGCTAAACCAGATTGATTTTTTAATTCTTGTATAAGTGATTGTCCCGATGCTTTGTCTTCTATATGTATACCTCGTAAACCTTTACCACGCCATTTAGTATTCATATTTATTAGTATTCTTTTTAGTTCAGGAAAATCCCATCTACCTCTTTTTATATCTATAATATAAATATCTCCTTGATTATCTAAACCAGCTACAACGGCTACAGAAAAATCTGCTGTTGTTGTTTTCTTAAATGCTGTGTCACAAGCTATAATTATTGTTGGAAACTTTTCTATATCTATGTCTTCTGGATTATAATATTTCCACCATTCTGTTTTTATCATGTTACCACCTTTGATATATGGTGACTGTTGATAGAGTGCAGCAAACTCACGTGGATTTAATTTTTCCATTTTACGTAAATCTTCCATAGGAAATCTTTCTTCCCATAATGGTTTTTCTTTTTTTACTTTTATATATCTTTTGTATCTAGATACTTTGCTTAGTGGTAAGTGTGCATACTCTGGATTACGTACTTCATCTTTAGATTCTTTTTCTATGATAGCAGGAAAGTTTACATGCTCCCATTCATGCCAATCTTCTTGTTGTTGTATTCTTCCACATAAATCATCAGGATGCCATCTAGTAGCTATACATATAACAGCTGGCTGCTGATCATCTAATGGTTGTAAACGAGTCAACAATGAGGCAACATAATAATCCCATACTTTATTTCTTTGTATTGCTGAGTCTGCATCTTCACGTGATTTGATTGGGTCATCAATGATAAGTAAGTTTGCACGTCTACCAGTAGTTGTACCACCTAAACCAATAGAATAGTAAACACCACCTTGCGTTGTACCCCAATGATCAACTGCACGAGAATCAGCAGATAATTCTAAATTACTAAATGCTTGAGATGTGTTAGGATCTTTTGCATATTGTCTTACTTGTCTACCAAAAGTCATAGATAACTCTGAGTTATAAGTAACACACATGACTGCACGTTCAGGATTTCTACCAACATAATATACAGGAAACAAACATGAAGCTAAGAATGATTTACCATGACGAGGTGGCATGTTTATCATCAGTCTTTTTATTTTGCCTTGTTCAACAGCATCTAGTTTGTTTATCAAGTCAATCTGAAAACTAGCCAGATTAAATTTTGGATGATGTAGCTTTACAAATCCAGCAAATGTTTCTTCTGCATTTCTAAGAGACAACAATCTCTTAGCTGCTTCTTGTTTCGTTATCACGATATTCCTAATTGTTTTTTATAATATTCTAACTTTTTTAATTCTTCTTTTAACTTGCTTTTTTCTTTAGGATTTTTCAATTCTTCTGCCATTATTTTAAATACTCTTTCAATAATTGCACGTTGTCTTTTTTCTGGATCAGATATCGCAGATAAATCTAAAGACTGTATAGCTTTTGCAAAAACTTCTGGGCTTATTTTTGCAGGTTTAAATTTATTTTGTACATTAGTTACTGACATTATGTGTCTCCTTTCCAATACAGACATTCTCAGTTTTGCAGAATTTTATGTGAGTGCCGAACAGCAACGTGGCACTTGCACAAGGCGGGTTGGGTACCACGCCCCCCCATGTTTTGCAGCATCGACCTTTACACACAAAAACCATAGGTTTTTGTTGTAAATGCTAGGGTTTTTGTACATGGATACAACCTTTTTAAGGTTGTATACAAGCATTGCAAAAGTTTCGGCTCTTGCTTTGCAAGAGGTAAAAATACTTTCTC